CCCCCACAACCGTAACCAATGCCAACGCCAAAAGAACATACGGATTTGCGGCGGCAATCAGATTGAAAGCCTTTTGCGCAATTGTAGCCGCCAATGTTGCCTTTGTTCCCTGCATGGTAACAAGGCGGTTATAAACTTGCGCTTTGCTCAATGCCGCCATTTGTAGCCGGGAAATACCCAACATAATTGCGGATTGTTTTTGTACTGCGTTTTGTATGGCTTGCACCCCGGTTGTAATGGCTATTGCCGCCTGTAACTTCTTTTGCGCTTCTTGCACGTCCTCACTTTCCGCCCCGAACAATTCCATTGCTCCGGTAAATGCAGCGAACCCACCGGACGCACCCGCCGCAAAACTCAATACCGCATCCAAATTGGACGTATCGGACGCCATGCGGGTAATCTCGGCGGTTGCATCCTTGACCGCATCCCGTAATATTGCGGTTTCTTTGCTCAATTGCTGATATTCGGCGGTTCCTTGTTTGCCCTCCAATCGTAACAATGCTAATTGTTTCGTTTGGTTCTCTATTTGGGTCGTCAAACCTTTGGCGGCATCGGAATAGTTACCCACGTTTAACGACGTTTTCCCGGTCGCTTCCTGCAACCGTTTCATTTCCTCGTAAATCGCTTTTGTTTCGGCAACCAATTTGCGCCCCTCCTCGGTCGCCTCCCTTTCCTCAACCGTCATATTATTGAGGTATATTTTATTGATTGAGTATTGAGCGGACAAACGATTATATGAACCCTCGGCGGATTGGTTCAACCGGGTTGTCAACTTGTTTAATTCGTTCGCCTCTTTTTGCGCTTGCTTCAATTCCGCCAACCGTTTTGCGTTCTCGCTTTCCGCAAACGCCAAATCCTTTGCCGCCCGTGTCAATTTGTCGGTATCGGCGGACGCCCCCCGGATTGTTTTACGTCCGTTTTCGGTCGCCCCGCTTACGCCCTCCAATGCAGCCTTAACCGTTATCGCCTCACTCTTTATATTTTTTAGAGTGTTCATATAGGCGTCGGAAAGTTGGTCTAACTGATTAATCAACTTTGTAATCGAATCGTCCGGGCTTACAAGGTCGCTATATTTTATAGGGTTGTTATTATCTGCCATACTTAACGTTATTTACGGGCAATCTGCCCCGTATTAAATTATCTTTTCTTTTCCATGTAGTTAATCAACCAAAGAAAAACAACGCCGCAAATCGCCTTATTTGACGCCGTTTTTATTTTTGGTTGGTTTCAACAACTCCTTTATCCGCTCAAATGCGTTGTAATACTCTAAAACGGTGTATTTCTTTGGCTCCGGTACGTGTAAATGTTGGGATATGGTTAAACACATATTTTCAAACTGTTTATCGTACTGAATTTCCATGTTATCGGAACCACTAAAAACAACCGGGCGATTGTACAACAACAACATCGTCGTTATTTTATCAATTTCCGCCCGTTTGTCCTCTGTATCGCCGTTTATAATCGCATCCAACATTAACATTGTGCGGTTGCGCAATTCGTCGTAATACTCTTTAACCGTCGCATCGTCGAACAACCGGGGGAAATACATTTGCAATTCTTCATCTATTTTTTTTTTGACCGCTTCCATTTGGGCGGTCAACTCTTTAACGGGAACATCGCCGAACATATCGACGACCTTTTGCAATCCATCGTCGGATAAATCGTTGTACGGTTCCCCGTCGATTGATTTAACCAAGACGGCAAACGCCAAATGCTTTGGGCTTATTCCGGTTTGAATGAAATACACGTTTTGCCGCATATTATCCAATTCGATTGCCGCCAATTCGGGGGTTTTACTCCGGGCGTATCTTATTGCCTTTTCAATATGCGTGTCGAAATCCTGCAAATCGGAACCAATCCCGGCATCAACTAACAACATTTTGTTGTACTTATGAAATCGCAACATCGGCAATTCGTCGATAGCGTCGTATATCTCAACGGTGCGTTCTCCTATCTTAACGGTTTTCATAGCAAAAAACGGGTTATCATTGTGGAACAAAAGGGAACCAACAACAACGTCGGGTTCCCGGTTATAAACGCCAAAAGGATTGCCAAAGCAACCCCCGCCCAAAAGGACAAACAGAAATCGCAATTAAACATCTTTGCGAAAAACTCGTTGCCGTGGACTTGTACCCATTCGATAACCTGCCATTTGCGTAACAAGGTCAAACCGAATGCAGCAACCAAAGCAACCACGACCGTATAAAATAAAAATGCTTGCATACACTTTGTTTTTAATCAGTTAAACACGTTTCATCAATTCCCAATTCCCCGGTAAACCGGAACCCGGCGAACGGGTGCATTAAAAATTGATTGTCTATTTCGTCCAAAGTGAACCCGGCAAATATGTTTTCCGCCTTTGCGTACACTCTGTTTATTGTCATGGAACCGGAACGCAACCAAATACCGCCATTCAATACCCGCATGATTTGTTGTTTGACCGCCTCCGTATTCCGGTTGTTGGGGTCGTTGGTTATCGTGCGCATATCAAACCAAAAGATAACCGAAAACGGCGTTGTATATTTGTTTTGTTCGCCGGGGAACCAATCAATTTGTTGCGGGTCGTCCAACACAAAAAACGAAAAATTCCCTATATTACTATCCGGGGCAATCAACATATATTCGTTGCCGCCAACGTAAATATTGGGCGTGTAATATCGTTTCCCTTGTATGGACTTAACCAACCGTTCAGAACGTCCAAAGGAATAATTAAGCCACGGCAACCCGTCCGCCAATCCCTTTTGAATATTGGCAATAACCCGGTCGAATAATTCCGGGTTCTTTATAATCGGTACTCTATCCATTTCCGTATATTGTTTTTTTTGCTTTGGTTAGCAAATCCGGGTAAACGTATTGCCAAATCAATTTAGCAATGTTTTCGTTCGTCAATCCCAATATTTGCCGCCCGTACTTTTTTATCAAATCTTCCGTTTTGAAATCCGACGCCTTAATTTCAAATTGTTTGTCGCCGACTTCCAAATAAAAACTACTTTCAAAATCGCCCTCATCCCGTAACGTTACCCGGTTCGTCGGTTGTCCCTTTTCCTCCTTTATGGCTATTGTTAGCGGGGTATAAGGTCGATAATCCATAATGTCAACGCCCAATCGGTTAATACCTTGTTCAAATAATTGTTCCTCGGCGTTGGCATCAATGATAAACGCCGTTGTCATTCCGTCGTCGATTATGTCCCGTATAATCAACCCGGACGTCAACCCATCGTTAAACGTATTAACCCGGTTGCGTAAATCAATTATTGATTGTAACCCCGCCATAATGCAATTACGTTGTCCGGTACTTAACGCCCCGGTTGTTGCAACTCAAACAAATACGGTCAATCCCTTGCGTATCTAACCGCAAAGCCTCAAACGCTTTTTTAAGGTCATAACCCAAACCGCCGGGGCGTCCCTCAACGTTCCCGTCCAATTCGTACAAAATTTCCATTTTGGAGGCGTTGGATTGGTTCCGGTTTACCCTTACGTTGGGGTTCATTGCCAACGTGCGCAAAGCGATTGCCGCAACTTGGCGTTGTATTACCGTTTGGAATATCGCCCGTTGTTCAACGATAAAATCGGTTAGGTCGCAACCAACCGTTATTTCACAATTCAACCCATAATTGAGCGTATTAGTGTACATCGTGTATGCTATATCCCACAACTCCGGGTATTCGGCGAATGTTTCCGGGGCGTTGTACATAAACGGGGAAATCTGCAAATACTTTGTCAATTGTCGCCATGCCTCAATATTGCCGTACCCGGTACACGTTCCGCACGGTTCCCGGCTCCAATCTTTCGATACGTTAATTGCTTGCATCCCGGCGGGCAAATCGTCTTGATTGTAGCAAAGGAACCATGCACCCCCGGCGTTGTTTGCGTCGCTGATATACGGCAAAAAACAATCTTCCAACGTAAACCATTGAAAGCCGCCATTTGTTAGCGTAAAATTCAAATCAAACGTTTTTATCGGGTCAATCTGTGAACTATGGAAAAGGTACAATTTCACAACCCCGGTTCCGCCCGTCATTTGCAAGCCAACCCGGTGTATTTGCGCCGTTACTCCCATTGCCCGGACGGGAATTATTTCAAAGCCAACCAATTTATGTGCGTTCGGTTGGGTCGCTCTAATACGTCCCGCACCATCAAAGAACGTGCGCCGTTCTAATAGGTTCTTTGTTTCCTTATCCAACCCTTTTATTTGGGTAAACGTTTGTACCGCCGTGGAAATTCCGTTGCGGGTCAAACGTTCCAAATAGTCGGACAATATGTTGTATTTCTCCCAAAAGGTCGAACCCTCGGCGGGAACCTCGGCGACGTTATCAAGCAAAGCGACCCAATACAAGGGTTTGCCCGCCGCATCGTTGGCGTATTGTACCACGGTTCCGGCTTTCCATTCCTTTGTATCATTCCAAACCGGGTATTGATAACCCCAATTATCCGGGACGATTGCCGCCATATTATCCAACGTTACAAGCGGGTGCGCCCCTTGAAAATACAACCCGCTTTCGGTTTCTGTCAACCGTTCGGCGATTGCCTCGGCGGGATTATATGATTGCTCCCAACCGACGACGTTTAATAATTTATCTTGTATCTCTTTAATCCGGTACATACTGCGTAAAATTAAAAAGGGGGCGGGGATAACCACCCCGTCCCCTCGGTTAAATAATCGTTCCGTTTCCCGGCTTATGCGCTTGCACCCCCGGCGGGAAATTCCCCGGCGTTGGTTACATATACGGGCATTCCTAACGGTTCGTTCGGGTTGCGTGCTGCAATCTCGGCTTTGATAATCGGATTTGCCACGGTGTCCGGTTTGCTGTTATATGCTACCATGTAGGCAACATCAACGCTAAATCCGAAATACTCCTTAACCGCACACGTCAAATCGGCGGTTGCGTCGCCCATAATCGCCGATTGGTCGCCCACGGCGGTATAATAATGCGAACCAACGGGCAAATCAATGTACGGCAATCGTACAATGTCCCATTCGTGGAAATTCGCACGGGTGCGGCGGTATGCCTCACGGTCAACACGGGTTAAGATACCAACGTTTCCATCGGCAACGGCAAACATTGTTCCCATTTTACCCGCTTCGTCTGTTACGTTGTTAGTATAATGCAATACTTTGTTGTCGTATTCCATGCGCTTATTAACGTCGTTGTAAACGCCATGTTGCGCCAACTTGCGTATTAGGCTATCAACACCCGCATTTGCGATAAGATGGATATATTCCGGGTAACAATTCGCCCGCATAATTGGGTTAATGTCGCCCAAAATCTCGGTTGCCATTTGGGTTGGCACTTGTACAACGTTCCCGGTCTGCGTGTAATTGAGCAATGTTTTGAACACCTGCGTTTTGTTCGCCTCCAATGCGGCAACGGCTCCTTTATCCAAAGCGTCCGCCAACGCACGGGTTGTTTTCTCCATTTTGCGCATAAAGTCATGGTTGTACGAAATCTCATTGTTTGAGTATGCCGCCGGAACCATTGTAAACCCGATTGCATAGGTAGCCCAAACAAGCGTTACCAATGCGGACGTATTTTCATTATCAGCAATAACGCACGAACGCACGTTGCTAACCTGTACGTTTTCGTCATAATTGATAACGGGAACCTGTACCGTGTTACCGATACTTACTAATGCCCTATCTCTCAAATTAGGGCTAATAATTGAGTTGGGGGCGTTGGTTTGCTCAATAAAGAAATCCAATGCGCCGTACTCACACGGGCGGAACATATTACGGTCTAACTCCGGGTTCTCTATCCGCCAATTTTGTACTCTCGTTGCTATTAAACTCATTGTTTAAAAAATTAAATTGTTTATAAATGCGGGTTTACCCTTTACCCGTGTTGTCTTTTACTTTTCCGGTAATGCGGAAATATTGTTGTCTTTCCATGCTTGTTGCATTCCGGCGTCAAATTCAGCCGTTCCGACTTTTAACCCTTGTTGTTCCAACGTCGCCGTAATTGCGTCGTATGCCTCAACCCTCGTTTTTGCGCCGGATATGTCAACGGTAATGTTACCGCCCGCACCGCCTCCACTTGGTGCGCCTGTACCGCCGCCCGCCGCTTGGCGTCCCTTATCCAAAATACCCATTGTTTCCAATTCACGGGTCAAAAGGTCGCCGGGGGTGTACGGGTTCAACTGATTGTTCGGGTTGCGCATGATTGCGCCGTTTTCGTCCTTAAACGCTAACATTTTGCCGCCCTTTCCGTCGTCGATAAATTCGGGGTTCATGCCCTTAATCTTTGCAATCGCTTGGTCTAACAAAACCTTTGTTGCGCTTTCCGGCAACCCTGCCTTAAACTTCAATCCGGCGGTTGCTGTCTGCAATGCCGTTTCAACACGAATGCCGAACACCTCGTTTGTGTGGGTTTGTTCGGCTTGGTCGTATTTCGTTTTGAGGTCGTTGTATTGGGTCGTAACGCTTTGCAAATCTGCCTTTGCTTGCTTCAATGCCTTTGCGGTTTCCGCATCCGTCGCACCGTCGGCAATGGCTTTTTCCAAACGTGCCTTTTCTTTCGTCAGACTGTCGATTTGGGTTTGCAATGCGCTTGCGCTTTCCGCTTTGGTTTTGAACTCGGCGACCACACGTTTTGCGTAATCAAACGTCTTTTCGGTTCCGTTCTTTTCGATACCGGACGCCGCCAAAATATCGGCATCCAATCCGCCGTAAATTTCGCCCGTCTTTTTGGCGATAACGCTATTTTCGTCGTTGGCGGACAATGTTGTAATTGCCGCAATTTGTTCGTCGGTTAATCCGGCTAATGCCGCATTTGCAATTAAAATTTCTCTCGTTAACATAATTCTTTCCCTTTGAATTAATTAAGTGCGATTGCTGCTACTGCTCCGCTGTTTGCGTTAATAATATCAATTGTGTATTTTGGCGAATCCCCGGTTGTATCAACCAACCAACTAACAACACGTGCATGGCTGATTTTCTTTTCAACCTCTTTTGTTACCAAAATGACGTCGGTAATTGTTCCGCCCTCAATACATTCAATCAACTTTTTCTTTGTGGCGCCATCCAATGCGGCGGCGGTTGTTGTTACTTCAATAACCAAATTGTCCTGCTGTGCAATCTGTGCCATAATCGTATTTTTAATGGTTTAATACTCTGTTACTTTTTCGCTCCGGGTTTGTCCTCGGCTTCTGCCTTTGCCTTTGCATCGGCTTTGGTTTCTTTGGCGGGTTCCGCCGGGATAACTCCCGCCGCTTTCAATTCTGCCAAAATCTCGGCTTTCAACGCTGCCTTTTCCTCGGCACGGGCTTTGGCGTCCGCCTCGGCTTTCGCTTTGGCATCGGCTTTGGCTTTTTCCTCGGCGGCTTTGGCTTTTTCTGCCTTTGCCTTTTCGTCCGCCTCGGCTTTGGCTTTCATGTACTCGTTGGGGTCGTGCAATACGGTAATCGTGTAACCCTGCTTTTTCAAATTCTCGGCAATGCTGTTTTCATAGCCTTTTTTGCCGAATTTCTGAATACGGGGGATTGATAACCGTTTGCCCGTTTCGCTGTCGAATTTCTTAATTTCGATAACACAATGATACAAATGTTTCTCATTGTCCGGGACAATGTAGTTTTCGGGCGTAACGTCGATAATCGCAACGTCTTTAGTTTTGCCCTCGCTTACTTTCACTCGCATAGCTTTAATTTATTTGTTAAACTTCCAAATATACTTTCCGGCTGTTTTATATCTACCAATACAACACGCACGTATATTTTGATACGTAACCCCTGTAATCGTTTGAGCATCTGTTAATGTTGCATAAGTAGCAATATAATTACCGCTTAAATCATATTGATTAACAGAAACTCCACACGCTTTACGCATTGCATGTTTTCGGTTAGCGATTGATAATTCAAAATTAATGTTCTCTCTTTGAGTACACCAACGTAAATTATCAATTCTATTATCCGTTTTAATGCCGTTGATATGGTCTATATAATTTTTGCCGTCAATTCTAACTAAAAATGTATCAGCAACTAATTTATGAACATGATATGTTTTTTGTTTATGGTTAGCATATAAAGATAAAACAGCATAACCCATATTGTTGATATAAGGCTTTAGTAATTTGATTTTCCCTTTTTTCAAACTACGAATACGTCCTAATGTACTAACTTGGTATATGCCGGAATAACCTTGTATATCCTGCCAAACCTCACTACTTAACATTGTGTTCATTTGCGTAATCATTAAATTTATTTGTTATAAAATTTATCTTAGAGTTGAACGGCATATTATACCCAAACTCTAACACGTTCAAATATTCACGTTCAAATCTGCGTACAAAGTTAGCAAAATTCAACTTTATACGCATATCGTTTTCGCTGATAATCTGTTTGTCGTACAAATCCAATACCTCGTTACGGGTTAAATGTCGGTACGGTTCCAATTCCGCCAACGTCAACATACGTTGCAATTGGGTTGGGTTGTTCCGGTATTCCGTTTCGATTATTTGGTTTTGTAGGGCGTCTAATTCCGCCTCGCTTGCGCCGCTTTCCTTTGCCACCTTGTAACGTTCCCGTAACTCCGTTGCGTTGGATAAATAAAACTCCGTGCCGTAATTGACTTTTGCAGAAACGAACAAACCGCCATACCTCAAACGGCAAACGGTTTCATCGACGAATTGTTGCGCCGCCTCAAATCCCTTTTTTACCCGGTTTAATACCGTGCTTTGGCTCTCAAAATTCGCCTGTATTTGTTGCTCGTTCAATGCGTCCCGTGTGGTTATTTCCTCGTTGGTTCCAATAACCGACGTAATAATGTCATTCTTTAGGCGGTTTTCTTCCTCAACGTTATAATCCAAACTCCCACGGTCAACGGTTAGCATTTGCACCGGGTTACGCAAATCGGGTTGTTTATCCCCGTCCGGTATTGGTATTTCAACGAACGAACCGACGCCGTTAATACGACTATCCCCGCATTTGGGGCAACGCATCAAAAGCCCGGCGGCGTCCAATCTGTAAAACCCTTGTTTGTCTTTCAAAAACCCACCGTCGCAATAATCGCCATTTTCGCCGTTACTGAAATCGCAACTTTGTTCATACCCGGAATAAATCGGATATGCACCGTACAAATCTAAATGTCGTTTACTGATATGGTAAAACAAAAACCAATCCAACGCCTCCAATTGCTTGGTTAGCGGGGATTGCTTAACGTCGGGTTCCGATAAACTCAACGGTTCGTTCCAAAAGAAACGGGCGGGACAATAACCGACGTCGTGCGGGTTATCAATCAGCAATTCGCCGATATTGTGGTTTTTGTCCTCTCTGAAAACTCTATAACGTTCGTCGTCAATTACTGCGATACGTTCGCCGTCCTGCCTAAATATGATATAATCCATTACCCCCGTTGTCGGGTTGGCTCTGTAATCAATCACGGATGCAATAGGCAACCAATAGAAATACGGTTGCGGGTATTTGTCGGCGGGGTTTTGTTCGCTCGGCATATCGACAATTAGAACGCTATTTATTTCGGTTTGGAAAAACTCCCATCCTTTTGTACTCCAAATTTCCGGCTCATGTAGTACGTCTTGGCGGTAATACTCCCAATCGTCCCTTTGTTCCGGGTTTTGGAACTGATAATTGAACGCCGGGTTACGACCGTCAAAAATCCGGCTCAACTTATCAAAACAAACGCCCGTTACCTCGTTTGTCTTAACGGGGTAACGGAACAATGTTTTGAACATCTTAAACTTATCATGCGGCAATAGGTTAGAAACAAATGCCATAAAGTCCGTAATCGGTTGGCAAATGTCAAACGACGTAATGCGGGTACGGGCGTGAAAATTAATGCGTTGTTGATGATAAACGGCTTTGTTTATCGTCTTACGCTTTTTCGGCTCCGTTATCCGTTTTTTTATTTCGTCTATACTCAATCCCATTGTCGTTGGTAAATTTAAAATCGCTGTCTTTAGGTAACTGCCAACCGCCGTTGTTTGGCATCCGCAACAACCTTTCGGCGTGCTTAATCTCAAATTCTTCGGTCAAACCATGCGGCGGACAAACTAATTTAACCTTTGTAACCTTTGCCGCCATATCGTCAACCTCCTACGTTTGCGGGTTTCAAATCGGTTAGCGGGTTGAAATCCGGGGTTACAATTGTGAGGTCGTCCGAATAGTTCGGCAAAAACGCCCATTGTATTGTGTTGCTGTCCGGGGCTTCTAATCCGCCGTGCGTTTTGTCCCCAATGAACAAAGAACGAATTGGAATAGGATAATACGTTGTTGGGGTCGTTTCGTCTTGAATGGCTTCAATACTTCCGTTTTCGTCAAACAGATAGACGCCCAAATTGTCCGCCCAACTTTCGCATTGCAATTCTTTCATCGCTTTAATTACTGATTGGGGGATTTTACGCATTACGCCCGTGAACGGGTTAGGTTCACGCCCTATAATTTCCTCAACGCCTCCCAATGTTTCGTTACCGCCTCCAAAGGTTCGGGCGGCTCCGGCTTCGTTGGTCGGGGCTTGGATATACGGGGAAACAACAATCTTTGTACTATCAGCCGCCGACAATAACGGCGTCCATGAAGCAAGCAAAGTAATTGCCTTTTCGCTCGTAAAACTGTTTTTGCTTCCATCGTCTTTGGTTAGACGCTGAAACGCTACCTTTTGGATTTGCCCGAAACTTTCGGCACATTTAACGGCGGGAATATCGGGCAATGCAACCGCCGCCGGACACTTACAAGTAATCATACTTTCAAATTTTAACGTTAAAACTATTATTTACTATCTCCGGGCTGTCCCTTTGCCCTTTGTTTTCGCCTACAAAGTTATGAACTTTTTCGACTATAATGTTGCATATCTCAAAAATAATGCTAATTGCGACGTTTTACACCTCGGTTTGCGTGTGCGTATGGCTGTATATTACCGTCGGCAATCTCTTTTTCGTAAATCCCGGTTAATCCGTCCTCTGGGTCGTCGTGCGTGTTCGCATCGAAATTACGCAAAAAGGTTGTAATATGGTCGTAAACGGCTTTGTACCGGGTTTCCCATCCGAACGGCATAATTATATGTTGGTTTACCATTGCGGAATTAGTGATTATCCGGCTTTCCTTGTTACCCCCTTGATAAAACGGGTCGGTAATTGCCCGGACTTTCTTTTTAATAACCTTTTCAAAGCCCGCCCCGCCGTTGTTACTCTCAACCCATGCTTTTTGTGTGCCGTTGCGGTTTATCATCGCCGGGACGGTTACGGTTGTTACGTCCGTGTTTTCGTCCGTCATTTCCATATCGGTAATTAGGGCGAATAATAACGGCTCCATCCGCTTTGTCTTTTCGTTGAAAACCATGTTGTCGGATTTATAGACGTCATACGTTGCACCAAACAAAAGGTCGTCGCCCTCATCGGCAACGTCAATGTATGCGCCGGAACGTATGTACGTGCCGTAATCGGATTTTTCAACCCATGTTTTGAACGGTTGATATAATCGACCCTCGGCGGAACCGGGGTTGCCTTGATAGAGGCATTGAAATTGTACCGGGTCTAATGCCTTTTGCGCTTCCAACTTCATACGGTTGTGCCGTCCCTCCCATAATGCAGCCCCAACCGGGCGGGGGTCTATCTCGGTCGGTTCCCCGGTTTTCAATGCTTCAAAGTTTATGCGTACCCACGCCCCCGGCGGTATGTTATCCAAATCAGCCCAACGGGTTACATCAATGATTATTTCCCCGCTCTTTTCAATGCGTCCTATTAAATCGTCGTCGTGCCATCGGGTAAATACAATTAGTTCTTGACTATCATTGTGCAAACGGGTACGCACAACGGTTGTGTACCATTTCCACGCCGCCGCCCTTACTATTGGGCTATTACCCTCGGCGTAATCCTTATAAACGTCGTCCAATATAGACACGTCCACGGTTTTAGAGGTCAACGAACCGCCACGCCCCACAACACGCAACGACCCCTTATGCCCTACCATTTCGATAACGTCCGAATTGCGTAAATACGTGTTTGCCATCGTTACGACGTTCGACCCATTTAGATACGTGCCGGGGAACAATTCACGATACCGGGGCGTGTCGATTATACGTTGTACGTCCCGGTTAAAATCCCGTGCAATCGTGGCGGCGTATGAACCTATCACAATTTTTAAATCCGGGTTCAATCCCTCCATGAATGCGGGTAACTTTCGGCTCGACCCCTCGGATTTACCATGTTGCGGCGGTTGCTGTACAATCATCTTTCGGATTTTCCCATGTGCGAACATATCCAAAAGTGTATAATAAACCACGTGGAAAGGCTCTAATACTAAATCCGGTTGCATATACCGGGCAAAGTTGATAAGGCGTTTACGGGCGGCGGCTTTAACAAGCAAATCCGGTTGTTGCCGGATTGCGTCGTACATCTGCAATAATTGTTCGTTGTTCATTGCTTTGCTCCTTTCTCCCATTTAGAACACGCCCGGCGACCTCGGACAATGTAATATTGATAATGCGGGCAACGTAAACAAATCGGGTTCCCGTTTAAATCCCGGTGTCTATGGTCGTCCGTTATCCATTCGGAAAAACGGCACGTATCGCAAATTTCGGTTTGCCATTCCGGTTGCTTGGTTCCGGGACGGGGTGCGGTTGTTCTCTTTGCCATTATTGCGCCCCTCCTTTCTCCAACAATGCCTTTTGATATTCGGCGGATTGCAGTTTATCAGCCAACGCAAACAACATATCGTCCGGGATTGCCTTAACGTCGTACTTTGGTTTATCGTCGTCGGTCGTGGCGTTATATCCGGGTATCTCAATTTTAACGGGTGCGTCAAACCCTAACATCTTTGCCCGGCGTTGCTGAATATTCAAAAGCAAATCCAAAAACCGGGGGTTCCCGGCGGACGTTTCGGTTGCGGTTTCATTGTACCCGTAATATTCCGGGTCGCTGTCCTCGGCATCGGTTTTGATGGGTCGCCCTTTGTTGGTTTTCTCTTTGGTGCGCATCTTTCCGGTTTTCGACGCTTCCCATGCCTCCCATGCTTGTTGCTCCATTTTATCCAATTTGCGCAATTCCTGCGTAACGTATTCGTCGATATTATCCAACCGTTCCCGTTTCCACTCAATAAGGCATTGTTGCAAATCGTAATAAACCATTTGAAAGGTTATTGTATAACCCATTCCACGCGCGGACAAATCCCGGTTCAATGCGTCCGCAATTTCCCGGTACGAATACCCACGCAAAAACAAATCGGAACAAAACCGAATGTCGTAAATTCGTTGTTCCTCGGAACGTTTATTATAGCCTAATGGCTTCTTTCTCTTTTTCATAGTCAAACCTCCTTTGCTGTCAAATTGTACTCCCATACATAGCCGCCCGCCGTTTTATATACTCCTTTACAACATCGGGTAATCGTTATATTTTTTATTCCCGTTTTTCTTTCCGCTTCCCTTATGGATTTATACCGGGCAATTTCGTTTCCGGCTTTTGAACGTTGTATTACAGCTTTAGCAATTTTATTATGTTTGCCGTTATATGTATTATTATACTGATTATCGCACCACTCCAAATTATTGGCATTATTATTAAACTTGTTTTCGTCCTTATGATTTATTTGTTTCCAATTATTTGGATTTGGAATAAATTCCATTGCAACTAATCTATGTACCATTAATGCAGTTAGTTTGCCGGACTTATATAACCTTACCTGCAAATAGCCCTTACCGCTTACTGTTGGCTTTAGCAACTTACTTTTTCCAGTTCTTCCATAATTGAGGCTTTTTACATTACCATAATTGGATATTTGGTAATTCTCAAAACCGGATATATCTTTCCAAACTTCCATATCTTTTTTTTGCAAAGATAATAAATGTTTTTCGTTTGCAAGTTATTTGCGGGGAATTTCCATTTTAAAAGGCTTTTGTTATTAACTCAATACTTTTATTGTCTTAATGGTTATCTTTCAACCACGGGGCAAATTTACGGGTTTTCCGGGGCATTGCCAAACCTTTGTTATCTCATGTATATAAACGGCAAAACCCCGGCGTTTGTTTCCGGGGCTTTTATGCCTATTGTCCTATACCGTTTTCGTACCTCCCATTTGAGCAACGAAAATAATGTTGCGTTCCACGGGGGTTGGTGTATTCCGTTCCCCCTTTCATTTCCTTTATTGCCAAACATACCGGGGCGGGCTTTCCATTTACCGGAAATTCCGGGTTGAAATATCGACACGTTCCGCATATCTTTTCGGGGCGTCGATTATCTGGGGCGCATCCGGTCGGCATATTGGGAATTTCCGACGAACATTTATTTTTCATTGTGTCGCCCTCCTTTCCGTTTATTCTTTCCCCGGCGTTTATCCCGTGGGTTGCGTCGTGGCATTTCGACCCGGTGTATTTCAACCGTTGTTCCGGGGAACATTTCGCCGAAAAATTCCGCCATTGCTTCCACTTCTTTTGGCACGTCGAACGCTTCCGGTTTCTTATATTCCCTTTTACGTTCCGGTTGATTTTCCATTTGGACGGCGGGGCAAACGTCGATAAGCGGGCAACCCTTACAAGTGTTCACGGGCTTTGCTTTCTTTTCACTTTCGCAAATCGCTTTATGTTTCCGGGCGTAATCCGCCGTTCTAAATTCGTGGAAATCGTCCCGGTGTGCGCTTGCACGTGTGAACATTTCCATTGCTTCAACCGCAATGCGGGCTAAAATAAAATCCGGGGTATCATTAAACGCCTTTCCATTGAATTACGGTTTACTACCTCGGCAATCTCGTTAATAAATTGTTCTCTGTTAATCATCGCTCTATTATTTTTTATCGTTCATAAATTGGGAATGTCTTTTTTGCCATTGTTCGCAACCGGGGTTCTCACAATTAACCGGGCTTTCGGTCGTATAACAATAACCATTCCCGTTGGCGTCCTCGCTTGTAATGCTGTCGCAATTACCGCAATGCTTTTGTTCGTGTGGGTGCGTCCGTTTATAGTTGGGGTCGGTTTGGCGTCCCTTTACTTTGTCGTATGCCATTTCCAACAAATCCCGTTGCGATATGCCTAATATTACGGCGGAATGAAATACGACGGCGTTAAGGTCTGCCAATTCATCAATTACGGCGTTCATTCGTCCGGGGTCGTCAAATTCGGGCATTGCGTGTTTAACTGCCGTTTTGTACTCGTTAAATTCTTCCTCCATTTTCCGGCAACGGGACGCAATGCTTGTTCCGAACAACTCATTAAACAGATTGGCAATTTGAGCAACAACCGGACGGGCGGGTTGCTCCGTGTAATTCTCGGCGGGGGGTCCTTTGGGTTCAAATTCCCGTTTAAAATCCTTTTCCGGGCGGGCGGTAAATCGTCCGTTCAATTCCCGGATAATATACCAACTTTCCGGCACGTCAACGAATATGCCGTTGCCATCGGGAAAAGAAAACATTGCTTTGCCGTCCGGGGTGCGGGGCGTCGTAACCGTTCCGCCTCCGGTAAATCTCAAAACGTCGTTCACGTTGTCCCGTCTAAATTGGATTGCGTCAACCTCTAACAAGGTGCGACAATACCGGGTTCCCGCTGTGGCGTCCGGGTCGGTTAATCGGGTGCGCATTTCCTCCGGGTATTCCTCCGGGTCATACTTCATATAAACCGATTGCATCCCGTCGTCATAAAAGAACTCAATAAGGCGGTCGCCCAATCGTCCCCGGATTGCCTGTTTTAACGCCTCAATCCTTTGTCCCTCGGCTTTATCGTTTCCCTCGCTTCCATTTTGCGCCCAACTTAAACGTATTGAAGTGTCGGACGCTGTAACCTCAATTTCTTGTTTTGTAATGTCCTCAATCATTGCGCACATATCGCAATCGAACGGGCTTAATACTTGTTTGTTCATCGCTCTAAAAATTTATTTGTTATTACTATCCGGGGCGGCTTCAACCTTTACCCCGGCAATTGTTCCGTTATAATTAAATTCCAATGTTTCAACCCCTTTAAATCCCCCGGCAATTCGCAACAACCGCCAATAAATCGTTTTCCGGTCGCTCCTATGGAATTTATCGCATTGCCTACCTATTCCGGGGCAATCTTCCCTTTTGATTTTGCAGCGAACGCAACGTTGCGTAAATATTGCGGGGTTGTTGTTGGCTAATCGTGCATCCGCCGCCGTCCATATCTTGGCAATCAATACCATACCCCGGTAAACGCAACGTTCGCCGGGGCGGTATTCTCTATTTGGGTCGAACGGTTCGGGTTGCTTTACTCTCATTCTTTGCCCGCTTCGTTTACATATTCAAACAATGCGTCCAAATCTTCCTTTGCGCCTTTTACGCAAATTCGTACCCTATCGCCGCCCGCTAATGCGGTTTCGACAATCTCGCAATTATACCGGGGGGCGTTTATCTGTATCATTGCCGCCGTGGTATTCGTTACAAACTCATTTCTTTCTTCCATGCTCTCGGATTTTTGAAGTAAATAAAATGTTTCCGTTGGTTCGTTCTCGCTTTGACACGCCCCCAACAAAAGCGTTGCCAAAGATAACAATAAAATCTTTGCTTTCATCGTTTTACCTTTCTTTTAATCCATATAAACCGTATGCCAATGCCGACAAACAATATTTTCGCCTCAATGTCAACGTAACGGTCGTAACCGTTGACCGCATCCACGGACACGCCGGGAACAATAAACCAACTCTTATATTTCCAATATTCCCGGACGTAAACAGATACGCCAACCCGTCCGATATGGAACCCAATTTGCGCCGTATGTATGTCGCCATTGTTGCGGATAATTCCAACTTGTTTTTTACTCATTTCCTTTTCTGTTTAATAATTCGTAACTCTGTTTATCAACTACCAACGCCCGTGGGCATTCGGTTATTACGCCTTTGGTATAAACCAAATTGTAAATACCCAATTGTCCCTTAATTGGAAACTCAACAACCCGGCGGGGGTTCCGCATCATCCAACCGAACCCCTTTGTAATGGATTTACGTTTTTCGGGCGGTATGCGGGTATTTTCCCAATCCTCCGGGGTAAACTCGGCGACGGGCTTAACATCGTACAACTCAACCAACCCCAATGTTACCCCGCTTTCATACCCCGGAATTACGGGATTAGCGGACGAACAAACCATTAAATCGCCCCGGTACGGTGTGTTTTTACTTCGTACCTCAATACACTTTTCGCCGTAAACAATCCCGTTGTCCTCATACGCCGCCGTTACCAACTGCGTTGCATACGGGTTTTTAACGGTTAATGCACGCCAACGGTCGTGCAATTTCGGTTTATAATCTTTGTTGTTATACTGCATTTTGCAACCTCCTTTTAATTTTTCGCAAACGCTTTATTTCCTCGGCGATTGCTTGTTTATCCTTTTCCAATTGTTCAATCAAAACGTCGGGATTATTACCCCGGTTCCATGCTTTGATTAACTCGCTATTTTTGGCGTTCCAATTTGCGCCCGTTTCGATTTTATGCCCGCATTTTTTACATTTACCCCCGGCCCAATTAAATGAACTATAACCGCAATTATATATTTCTATATCATCGCAACCGCATTTAACGCATGGATAAACGTATATTTTACGGGTCGTTGTTTCTATAACTTCATGTTCTGCCATTGTCGAATAAATTATAATTAGCCGGGACACAATAACCGGGCAATGCTTCCCGGTCAATCCCGGACGTCTTTACAAAACTATCTTTCCAATATATTCGGGGCGTTTTGTCCGGGTGCGCCTCCCAATAGTCGAACACGTCGTTGTAAAACGTTAATGTTTCCCGCTTGGTATATCTGCAACCGCTTTGCAATCCAATCTTAAACAAGTCAACAAACGGGTACGACAAAGCAATTACAGAAAACGCCCGGTCAAACATTCCCACGGGGATTGGTTCAACGCTTGCAAAGGTACGGAACCCGTGGCGTTTCGCCCGTGCCAATGCGTTTATACGCATCCGGTTTGGGCTTGCTTTTGGTTCCAATTCGTCGCACCCGGTCAACGTGGAACCAATGGCAATGCGGGATTTATCCCAACCCTCGGACGCCTCGGCAAAGTCGATTAAAATATTGATACCCTCGGCGCATTTACTCAATACCTTTACCGGGACGCCGTGGCGTTGACAAACGCCGATTGCTTGGCGGGTCAACCTTTGCGTTTCCGGCAATAACGGGTCGGTCGTGAACGAAAAGAACAACCCCGTTTTTTGCAATTCGTCCTTATGCTTCAACAACTCATTCGTAAATATATCCAATGCGTATGGATATTCCCGTAATGCCTTTTTCAATTCCGGGGTATTGCCGCCCAACACTTTTGCGCCCCGCCCTTTGCGCAAATAACAATACGTGCATCCATTGGTACAACCAACGTAAAAGTTGGCGGCGTTCTCGGCATATTCCCCGGCTTTTCCCTTTGGGCTGTAAATAACCCGTCCGTTTATCGCTCCCATAATAAAACAGATTAAAACGGTAAATCGTCGGTTCCGTCGGGGGCGGGTGCATCCGGCACGGGCGGCGGCGGGGCTTGTGTCCCGGTTGCATTTGTTTTCGGGGTCAACATTTCCATATCGGTTGCCACAATTTCGGTAATATAACGTTTTACCCCGTTGGCATCGTCATAACTCCGGGTTCGCAATTCGCCCTCAATATAAAGTTTGTCGCCCTTTTTGACGTACTGATTGGCGACTTTTGCCAACCCGTTTTGCAATACCACGTTATGCCATTCGGTACGCTCCGGGATTTGTCGCCCGTCCTTTGTGGTAAATGCTCTTTTTGTTGTTGCCAATGTTATTGTTGCAATGCAACCTCCATTGTCGAATGTCTTAAACTCCGGGGCTTTTCCCGTGTGTCCTAATAATGTTACTTTGTTTACACTCATAATCGTTAATTTTAATCGTTAATTACCTCGACGTATTCCGGTATTTCCTCCGTAGGGAAATATCCTGTACACATAATTACATTATCATTTCCTAATCCTGTTCCAAATGTAACTTGTTGCATACAATCGGCAATACAAAATTCGCACGTATCGCAAAGATTGTCGAATTGGTTTTTACATACATATTTTGCCATATTCTTAATTTTTGAATTTAACCCCGTCAAACAGATATTCCCGTTTGTTATCCGACCAACCCGCCGCCAAATTCAACGCCCGGCGGTCGTCGTCGTGTACAAATTCGCAATACCATGAATTGCCGCCAATGTTCGCTTTTTCTTTCAGTCGTACTAATTTGCCGACAATATACCGGGCAAATTTGGCGTACCCGCTTGTTTCGGATATATGGATAATACGACGTTCTGCATTTATTTTCGGCAATTCTTCGATTTGCGGGGCTTTTGCCTCGGCGGGGTACGTTTGTACTCTTTTGAAATCTCGTTTAACTGACGACCGGGAAATTGCCCCAAAATCGGTTGTTCTCTTTTTTGTTCTCATTTACCGGATTTGTAATTGTTGATACTCTGTTTTCATTAACTCAATAAGCCGCATATTTGCCGGATAAATCCGCATACGTTCCCGGTCGCCATTTTCCCAACGGTTGTGCATCTCAAAACAAAGGATATTGATATTGCGGGGGTCGTGTGCTATTTCCGGGTGCGACCCCCTCGTTAGTATATGCGAACAATATACGGCGGAATAATTCGGCAACGGGCGCAATGTTTCCTCGCATTGGTGCGGCTTATGCTCCCAAACCCACCTAAAAAAACGTTCATTGGCTTGCGGTATGTTACCACGACCGAAAACACAATGTCCGAACAATTCCCGTTGTATTTCGACACGCAAACGAATATCCATTGTAAACCGCTTGTAATCCAATAGGGGGCAAAACCCCCTATCGGTTACAAATTGGTATTCCTCCCGGTCTATTAACAATATCGGCTCCATGCTTTACATATTGTCCGTATCGTTGTCGCCGGGTTCGTTTTCGTCCTCATTTGCGGGGTCGTCAACGTTCGGGAACAATCCGTTGTCCTCTACCTTTTCGGCACTCAAACCCGGTGCGGGTTCGCCATCAGCCCCGAACAACTCCAATTGCGCCTTTTTCCCCTTGAAAAGAAATGCGTAAACCTCGGTTTCAATGTCGGCGGCAATTTCTTCTAATTCTTCCTCAAACCCGAACGTTTCCGTATTGAATTTAAGGCGGGGGGAATTGATAGCGGTTTTCTGATTGTTCGACACGGTAAACAACCCGGTTAAAACAACCCCTACGTTATCGTCTTGACCGGAAAAGGACACGCCCCGAACCTCTATGTTTTTCAACATTTCGTCGGCAAAATCCCGTGATAATTCGCTTTGCTTTTTGGTCGCCTTGAAATCGGACGTTTCAACCATTGAAAGAAAGGACGTAATATTAAATATTCGTCCCATGATTGGGCGCAAACGGTCGAAACAATCCCGCAAATCCGGGTGTATATCCTTTGCGCTTTCGACGTGGTATTTGTTCGTGTAACTCTCATTACCGATTGTTTCGGTAACTTCGTAATGCACATCTAACCCGCCGTCCTTTAACGTTTTGACTTTCGACAATGCAAACGCCTTTTCGCTTGGTATCAACATAACGTTTGCGGCTTTTTTTTCTTCGCTCATTTTTTAATTATTTGATTGTTACCGGGAATACGCCCGGAACGGTTTTATAACTTAAAATTCTGTTTCGTCCAATAATTCCCGTGTCTTACTATTCGACGGAACCGCCGGGCGTTCCGGTTCCGGGGTTGGTTCCGGGACGGGTTCCCCGGTTCCGATTGGTTCCGTTACCGGGTTGGGGTCGTGGAACTCAATATTGCGCCCGCCTTTGGGCTTTTCCGGCTCAAATTGGGCTTTGAGTTGTTCCGCCGGGTATTCCTTTTGCGCTAACTCAATAATCCCCAAATTAACCAATTCCGGGACGCAACGGCGCAACGCCCTTATGTCCTCTAATGCGTCATGCGCCGGGAATGTTTCGCCGGGGAATAACTTACTATATAATTCCTCTAATTTGGGATATTTTCCCGGTCGCCCGTTTGAATACAATGCGCCGACAAACTTAATTGTTTTCATCATTGTATCAATGCGTTTACCCTTATGTAATGCGTCCTCAACATGTGCGTCGTAATATTCCCGTCCACAATAGCGCAAAACGTTTGCTTTTAACATTGAACTATCAAAGTAAATGTTGTGCGCACATACAAGCGGGGCGGCGTTGGCATCCGCTAAAAATTCGTCCACAACCTCGGCAAACGGCACGCCCTCGGCAATTGCCCGTTCGGTTGTTATACCATGAATTTCGGTTGTTTCCGGGGGTATCTCGTAATTATCGGGTTTGATAATATAACTTTTTTCCTTATCGCCCAACGACCACGCCAATTGGACGACGTGCGGGAATTGCTCAAAATCCGCATCCCATTTCAAACCCTTTGCCGGAACCCCGGTTGTTTCACAATCAAAGAAACAAACATCTTTCAAATCAAATTTTTGCATAACCTTAAATATTAAATCATTAATTACTGTTTTCGCTCTCATTGCGGTATTTATCCCGCTTTTTCTCCAACTCCAAAACGTCCCGGTTTTCGTCTATATACTTTTGGACGTCCCGGTTACAAAACGGTTTTCCATCCAACCAAAGCAAATGCCAATACGGTACATTTTCCATCGGTTGCCCCTTAAATTTACCTTGCGGCATCGGGGTTTTATCTGTTAATTCCATTATCAAAATTTAATTGTTCGCCCTCTGAATATCGGGGCAATTGTTCAACATAATTTGCTTTTGTTCTCCAAACCATCCGGCAACGCAAACAAGTTATTGCGCTGTAATCGCTTCGTTGATACCGCCAACCATTAAACGCCGAATGATTGCATTTGTATTGCAATATGCGCCATTTACGTTGGTTGGCGGGTTTCTTTCTTTCGATACATTTGCAAGCGGGCATATTATAGGGTTTTAGGGTCGTCAATAAATGTATTGTATTCCTCGGCGGCTATCTGTTTGAGCGTTTCGATATGTTCGATTAACTCGGCGTTCGACAAATCCGCCACGGTGCGCAAATCGTGGGAATATACCCCCGTTTCCTCGTTGACCCGTTCAACGTACATAATAGGGGAAAATTCCCTCAAACGTCGTTCGGTTTGTTCCTCTGTAAGACGTTCGCCCGCCTCCCAAATTGCGTGCTTAAACGTCGGTACAACATAGTTAAAGTAATACCCTTTCAAAGCCTCGGACGAACCGGGCGACGCTACAATGAACCGGGCGATAATGCGGGAACCTTTCCAACCCTTGAAAAACTCGTTTAATTCCCCCATGTACATTGCCAACCCGCCGTTATTGTTTATTGTCCCCGTTGCTGTTATTTCTCGCTTTTTCATCGGCTATTAATTTTTTCATTGTCTTATTAAACGCTGTCATTCCGATTGTATGGATAACGTCCCGTTCCGCCCGTGATAACTTCGTTTCTCGCTTATCCAATATCTTTGCAAACGTAACGACAAATTCGCCCGGCTCCAACAATCCGGCATTGTGCAACCCGTCGATTGGGTGCGCTTTCAAACGCTCGGTTGCTTTCAATGCTTTGCGGGCTTTTTCCCGACTTTCCCATATTTCCCGAACCTCGGCGGCGGCGTTGTCATAAAACAACCGCATTTTCAGAACGTCGGCAATTGACAAATCAGCCACGGCGGTTGGTTGCTCTTTTTCCGGCTCCGGTTCCGTCGTAACGGGTGCAACCTTACCGTTATTCACTCCATAACCGAACAACGCAAAATCCCCCTTTGTTGGGTCGTCCGGGAATATCTCGGCGAAACGGTCGGTTATCTCAATGGCTGTTTGCAAATCCGGCGTCCGACGTTTTACAAGCCCCAACCGCAACGCTTGTTTATGTACGTGGGTATCTAATGGAATAATCAAATTACGGGGGTCGCAAATCGTCCACAATCCAAAGTCAACCGGGGAACCGTGGCGACACATCCAACGCAAAAACATACATAGGCGTTTGCAACCGCTTTTCGTTTCCATATCCGGCACGCCTTTAACATCGCCAAAAAGACGTTGCAATTGTTCCAACGGACGCCCGCCCGGTTGCGCTTGCAATGCCTTTTCCATGTTCTCAAACTTACTATATACGTCAAACAAGCGGGCGCAAAGGTCGTAAAAATCGGCGTATGTAAACGTTCTATAAAAATTCTCTTTACTGCCTTTGTATTGCTTCCATTCCGGGGCGGCTCCCTGCGTGTCGGTTCCGACAATATAATGATACGGCGCACCCTTGAAAATTTCCCGGTCGATAAAATCCGCCTTTTGGATTATCTGTTTGCGGGAACCCCACGCAATCCACGCCGTAACAAATGCGCTAATCTCAATATTTACCCGGCTATCGTAACGGTGCGGGATTTGCACCGGGTCGGATTGGATAAACTCGGCGGTTTCGTATTGTTCCGCCCAACGTTTCAAATTATCGTTCAATGTATATGCCATTGTTTTAGATTTTAAGGGGACGGAAAGCCCGCCCCCGGTTATTATTCGTTTTCCGTGTATTCCTCAACTACTAAATCGGTTTGTCCCCGCTTTACTTCCTCTATAAAGCCTTGAAAACCGTTTGCCTTTGCAATGTCTATAATCGCCTGCAAACGCTTTTCGCCTAAACTTTCGCCCCTCGCAATGCGGAACACCTTAACCGTCGGATTGCTTGCGATAATCAGTTTGGCGGCAACCTCCATAATTTGACTATCTGAAACCTTTCCGGCGACGAACGGCACACCGTTTAACTCTAATCCGTCGTCCGTAAATGAAAGCCCGGCAATCGGTAATTCAGACGTCGCAATAAGGTTTTCCCGTTCCTTTGCCAATGTGCCTAATTTGTCCTCAAACGTGCGGGCGGTTTTCTCGGCGGCTTCCTTTTGTTTCTTCTTTGCCATGTAATCCACAACTAACGCATTGATACGGTTGTGTTCCTCGGCTTTTTTCAGTTGTTCCGCCGTATCTAATTGTTCCGGGTTGTTGGCTTCGTATTCCTCTAACCATTTGTCGGCATTCGCTTTGCGTTTCACAAACTCGGATTTGTCGTTTACAATAACTTGCAACGTTTCCTTATAATCGTTTTCAATGGTTTTTTTGTTGGCTTTCGCATCTTCTTTGGCTTTTTCCAACCGGGCGTTTGCCTCGGCAATTATCCGGGCAACTTCTTTTTCCTCGGCGGCTAATTTGTCGTCGATTGCCTTAATATTACTTTTTCGGGTTTCTTCCGCCTCTTTAATTCGTCCGGGGATTGCCTCCAATTGTTCAATCCTTTGTTGCCGGGCTTGGCGTACCGTTTTCGCTTTCTCAATCAACCGGGCATTTTCGTTTTGCTCTTCCATCAACGCCGTAATATCCTTTTTCTCGGCATACGTTTTGACGTCGCCGGGTTTCAATTGCTTTTCAGCGTTGGCGCAAATGGTTGTGTACGTCTTGACCTCGGCGTTGGCGTCCTTTCGTTTGTCCTTAACGGTCGTAACCTCGGCGTCTATTTCAGCAATACGGGTGCGCACCTTTTCCGGCAACAAAGCCTTTACAACCTCAATTTGTTTGCGGCGTCCCTCGGCGGTTTCGCTCCAACGGGAAAACTCCACGGCGTCAAAGTCTTGGTAGCCGAAAATCTTTTGCAGCATAGAAACGTTATCCGAACGCATCCCGGTTGTTTGGGATTTAATGGATAATGTCCCCCGTGGGTTGGCTTTGGTAAACTTTAATTCGACCTCGTAATTTTCGCCATCGTTACCTACAACCATTTTTGCAAACCCTTTGTCCTCTCCATTTTTCAACACGGCGTCCCGGTTCCCGGTCAACATTGCGCCAATTGCTTTTAATAGGGTTGATTTGCCTAACTCATTGTCCCCGGTAATGAAATATACATTACCCTCAAAATCTGCGTTGAACTCTTTGATAACTTGAAAATTCAACAATTCCAATTTCTTAATATACATCGCTCTAATTGTTTATGCCGGGGTTTCCCCCGGCGGTTATTACTATTCTGTTGTTAATCTCATTCGTTGGTGTATCATGGTTTGCACCTTGTTAAGCGCATCCCGGTTGGCGTCAACCTCTGACCGGGTACAATCAGCAATGAAATTTTCCAAACTCTTATATAAGTCGTTTAATTCCTTTGCCGTCATTGCGTGCCGAACGGCTCCCAATTCGTCTTTATCCATTTTTACAAACTCTTTTAAGCGTTTCTAAATCCCGGCGTTTGGGGTCGTCGGCGTTCTTTGTCGCATCAATCAACGGCATATCGTTTGTTGTTGCCGTCCATTGTTTCCCGGTAACGGGGGACGTGTAGGTTACTTTGTAATGTCCGTAACCGCTTCGCATAAAACTAAAATCGTAAATACTTGTTTTCGCTCTCATATCTTTTGTTTTTAGAGTACCGGGAAAACGCCCGGTCGTATTATTATCATGCCGCAAATATACGTGTAATTTTTATATTACCAAAACTTTTACCTTTTATTTTCGGTTATTTTTTTATTTTCCGCAATAATCGCCCTAAAATAACACATTTACCCACGCCGTCAAATTCAACTAACATATTGCCGTTGCGTCCTCTTATACATTTACCATCGGAACGACGAACCGCCCGGCACGGCATACGTCGCAATTCCGGGCGGGTCAATCGGTCGCCTAAATAGATATAATCCATTTCATCCATATCAAAACAATTTCATTTGTGTATCGGTCAATACGGCAACCACGGCGTCAACTTGTTTTTCCCAACGTTCCAACGTTGCCAATTTCTCCGGGGTTGGGTTCCGTTGGCAACGTCGTTGGTTGTGTCGCATCTGTTTTACCATTTCCGCCAAATCTTTTGCCGTTATTTTTTCGGGATTTTCGATTTGCGGGGCTTTTGTTTCGTCTGCCATATAAGTAACCATTTGAATAATTAAACGCCCCTACGGGCTTAAAATAAACGGTTGTGCATTTGTTGGGGCAAATTTTCCAAAACCCAACGGGGGTTATTCTGCAAAATGAACCGTCCAAAGTGCATTATTAACGTCGCGTCCGCATTCCACAACGCCGGGGTAATTTCCGGGTACAATTTCCCGGCAATATCCCGGAACCGTCGTTTGCGGTCTGCCTTTTCTTCCTTTTTTCCCTTGACCTTGATACGCAATTTAAGGTCGTTTTGCCATTTCATTGCATTAACCAAAACAAATGGTATTTCGGCGACGGTTATAATGGCTTTCAAATGCTCAAAGTTTTGCAACATCTTTTGAATGCGGTATAACTTACCCATATTTACCCCGGCATCCCCAACGGTTACGTCGTCCGGGCGAACGCTCAATTTTTCCAAAAAGACAATCGGCGTGCAAATCTCTTTGTAGTAATTGAGAAAATCCCGTATCTCGTTTATATCTTTCGGCATCTTTATTGCCGTTGCATTGTGGTTGGGTCGCCAAACCACGATACCCCCGGCGGCTCCGGGGTCAATTCCAATAATGCAATCTATTTTCATTTTTCAAATTTCAAATAATGGTAAATATAAATTTCGTCCTTAATCATTCGGTCGAAAGTCCGTTTAATTTCTTTACGCCGGGCAACCTCAAAGGCTGTATAATCAATTTCCGGGCTTTGGGTTCCTTGTTTACGAACGTGGTAAACCGTAAATTCATTAACGAACCCACGGGCGGCACGTGCCAAAAATCGGTTATATGCTTCTTTCCGGTCGTCCTCGGTTTCTTTCACTTCATCCGCTAACCGAACGCCCAACAACCAATTATAAACAAACATTTCGTCGGTTAATCCAAACACTAAACGCCCGGTATATTTATAGCGCAAAAAACACATTAAACAAGTCATAACCGATTGATTGCGATAATACCGGATTTGCTCCGGGCTTAACTCCTTTTTCGGTTCCGGTAACGCTGTATATGCTTTGCCGATAACTTGGTTTTGTTTCCGGCAATATGCGTTCAATACCTTTGCAAAATAATCGGCGTTGAATTGTTGGTAATGTTTCCTTTCGGCGTTGCCGTCCCTATCCTTTGGCAAATAGTCGTCCAATTCCCCGGTAATCAGCAATTCAAACGCTAATTTAACCTCGGACAATGTTAATTGCGAATAATAGCGTTTGAGTAAATCCAACAATCGGGTACAAATATACGTCCAATCGTCCCGGTTTTCCGTGGGAATGATAAACCCCACGTCCATTGCGATAAACCGGAACATTTGCCCCGTTTTGGCAATCAACGTTTCATCGTCAATCTCGGCAATCTGTTTTTTTGTGGACGCCACGAAAATATACTTTTCGACCGGAGTTAATGCTTTGGCAACCTCCGGTAATTCAACCATCGCCCGGCGCACCTCAATTGCTTTTGCCGTTCCACTATAAAGCAAAACGGCGGCGGATTGTCTTTTTTCGGGCAACGTTTGTGGCAATCTGTTTGTCTTTTCGGGTAATGTTTCCATCTTAATAATCGTCTTTCAAATACTCAATAGCCCCGGCAACGTTCAATCTTTGCGTTGGGGCTTTGTATTCGGGTTTCAAATGCAATTTTTTCTTTTCGACGTCCCCCCGTATGAAATTGCGGACGGTCGCCAACCAACCGTTTTTAGTGCGCTTCATATTCTTTTGGTCGCTCCAATCGCTAACACAATGAAAGTAATAAACCAAATCGACCTTTTCAAATTCCGGGGTCGCAAACTTACTTTCAAACTCGGAATAATCCACGCCGACGCCGTTTTCAAATTTAACCATTTTGTAAACATCGGAATTGCGGAACAATGTTTTTTTCTCTTTTGGTTCCTCAACCTTTGTTTCATCCGGGAATAAAGACGCAAAAGTATTTTGCGGCGTATTACTTGGATTAGTATTTAGTGTATTTAAGTCTTTAGTAAGATTAGTATTTATTAGTGTCGGATTTTCCGTACCCGGTTTATCCGTATCGGGTTTAACCGTACACGGATTTTCCGTAAATGGTTGAAAAACGGATTTATCGCAAATTTCATACGCATAACCCGCAATTGTTCCGTCCGGGTTTCGCTGCATTACCTTTGCACAATATCCGTATTTTTCTAACTCTTTAATCCCACTATAAAGACTATCCCGCCCGTCGGTTGCTCGGTTCGTCAAATCTCGCATATTCAAAACCCAATCGTCCGGTAACATTTGAACGTATGCAATTATTCCTTTTGCTTTCCAACTTAAGCGGGAATCTCTCAAAAACTCATTTGCCATATAGCAATAATCCCGTTCATATTTACGCCGGGTAATAGTGTTATTCGTTGCCATTGCGTCCGCCCTCCAATTCTTTAACGGGTTCCCACGCCTTGCGTACTTTCAAAACATTGTCGGCACTCTCATTGGGAACCAACGACACGACGGGAAAACGGGAACGGTCGCCCGGTTTTTGGGTCGTGGCAAATTGTACATTCAAATCAAATATAATGCCTTTGCAAAATCCCCGTTCCGCTAACATACCGTCGAACGTTTCCCGAATTTGCGGAATTGTGGACGCCGTGCCTTTTGTGGCGAATTGCCAAACCCCGGCAACCCCACGAACCAACGGAACAATAAAGTTTAGCGTTAATGTAACCTCCCAACCGTCGCAATCCGGTTGGCGGCTCTTTTTATTCGGGTAACGCTTCGTTATTGACTGCATTAAGTTTGGGTATTTCTCGGTTGTCAACGTTTCGTATTTCTTTCCGTCCCATACTTGGAACGTGTCGCCATCGCCCGCCGCAATCAATCGCCCGTCGTCGTCCCGGTATTCGTAACGCTCGTTACATACTTTTGCCGGGTCGTCGTCCGGGAAAACAATTTGTATTGTTTGCGGCTTTTCGCCGTATGCCTGTGTAAATAACCCGGCATACTTTCCCGTTGGTATGAAGTAATCAACACTTTGCGGATAACCGTTTGCGTTTTTCATACCGATTTTTATTTGACCGACACGGGGCAAAATCAAACGGGATTGTTGCGCCTCCGGTCGTTTTATTCTTCCTTTCATATCTCAATCAAATTTCGGGGTCGTCGTTCAACATCTTTTTCCTACTCTCATTTTTGGGCTTTTTAGGCTCATTTGCGGGCTTTACTTTCTTTTCCGTGGTATTACCCCGCTTTGCGGTCGTTTTGCCCGTGGCGGCTTTCTTTTCCGGCTCCTTTGCCTTTTTGGGCGCACGTTTAACAATGGTTGTTTTCTTTGGCTCCTTTTCCGGTTCCGGTGCGTCCGCCTTGACTTTCTCGGCGGCGTCCGTGTTTTCGTCCGGGGTTGCCTCCTTTGGGGCTTTCGTTTTAATCAATTCCGCCAACGATAAGGATATTACGTTTTGCGTCAAATCGGGTGCATTATCCAATAAAACCATACCATTAACCGACGTAAACGTATTATCTTTCTTCTCGTCCTCAATGGCTGCAATTTCTAACAGATACGGGATTTTCCGTATATTGGGGCTATCCGTTTGTTCTTTCAAATTGTACGACGGACGTTTGCGCCAATCTTTCGGGCTGAAATTGAAAATACGGGTAACGGGGAATTGTTCAAAATTGACGTTCCACATATCCCGGTACATCCCTAATTGTATTTCGCTTTCCTCGTAAAATCCTTTGCGTCCGCTCTTAAAATCGACGATTGCGTTAATACGTTCGTCGCCGCCTATCTTTGCCAACATGGTACACGGGCAATCAATCATTCCGGCATACTTGTAATATGGATGCACTAAAGCAATTTCAACCGCCAACGGGCGCACGTCGTAATCTAATACGAATTGAGCAAACGCCAATACGTCCTTTTTCAAATCGTCGGCATAATATATAAAATCGTCCGGCAATCGGTAAACCTCAATATATTCTTTTAGTTTGCCTTTTAACCCGTCCAAATCATAAGCCCGGTTAATTAATAATTCCTCAAATGCGGCGTGCATAAACGTACCATACGCCGCCCGTTCGCCTTTGTATCGTTCCGCTTCCTCAATGCCTTTGTTGGCAATCCATTGTATTAAGTGCGGGGCTTTGGGTAACGTTTGGGACAATATCGTTGTAACCGACGGGAAAAACTCCGGGTTCCCGTTGTCGTCATATCGGTAATAATAGCGGTGTCCCTTACTATTCAATTGCCAAACCTTATACGGGGGTTCAATCAACGTTTTTTCATCAAAAAACATTGCCGTCATTTCCTCAACCGTCATGCCCGGCAATATCTCAAATATCCCGGTTGGTTGCTCAACCTCGACCGCTTCAAACGGGGGGATTATTTGTTGTTCCTCGGTAATTTCCGGGAATTGGTCAGCGGGAACGGCTCCCAAACTTTCGACCGTCTTTTGTACCGGATTTTCCGGTTTCTTTTTGTTCGCTCTCATTTTCTTCTCTCTTTTAATTCTGAAAATCCACATAATACCATTGCGGCACACATACCCGCAAACATCAATTGCCACGGGTTCCAAAATGCGCCAATCAGACAAACAACGCCCAACGTTCCAAATGTCGCAATAATCGCTTTCGCTTGGAACCTATCGGAAAACATAACGTCTGCCATGCGTTCAAACCATTGTAACCCGTTATTCTTCATAGCCAAACAAATAATTAGGGGTACAATTACACATTTCGCAAATGATAACAACCCATTCCGGGCGTATCTGTTTAGTCGTTCCGTTACATAAGTTAGTCATATTAACTTGTTGTGCGCTTTCGGTGCGTCCCTCCCATAACCGGGCGGCAACCTCTTTTTTATAAACTTTAATTCCGGCGGTTTGCGCCCGTGCGATTGCCTCGTTTACTCTTAATTTCGTCATTTCTGCCATTTCTTTAGTCTTTTATTGTTAATAACTCGGTTCGTTGCTCTCTTTGTGTCCGCAATGCGTACACGTCATTTCCTCCCAAATTGCGGTATATTCCGGCGGGGTCAAATATCCGTCGCCTCCGGTCTGTTTATATTCCCCGTCGGTAACTTCCATTTCGCCGCCGCATTCCGGGCAATCGTCGTTACCCATTAAATCCAAATCCGGGACAATGAAATATACCCGTTTCAGATACACGCCCAACGCCTCGGAAATCGCCGCATAACAATTGGCGGTTTGTTCCTCGGTTACGTCCTCGTTTATTGCATCGAAAACGGAAACGCCCCAATTGTCCGGGTCGTCCTCAATAACTTTGTTTTTGAGTAATTCCGAAACGACAATTTCGGAAACTTGTTTGGCTGTTTTCCCGCTATCGGTCGCCAATTGTTTTAATAAATCGCTCTCTTTTATCTTCATTTCTTTCTGTATATTATACCCTTATATGGTTTGCCTGTATCAACGCTTTGTTTTATCAAATGCCTATAATAACCCTTTTTATGTGCATCTTTATAATTCTGAAACTCAATACAAACATTCCCGTTTTCATCTATTCCCTCAATTGGGAAATCGTATTTTGTTTTGTTTCTTATGGCTATATCAAAATTGTTATTTTCATTAATAGAACACCAACGCAAATTCTCAACGAAATTATGAAAACGTACTCCGTCGATATGGTCAACGCATGGTTTGTTGCCTGGGTTCGGAATGAAAGCCGCCGCAACTAATCGGCTAACTTGCCTTTTCTCAACCTTTCCGTTTCTCATTAATCCAACAACTAACCCGTTGGCTCTTACTATACAAGGGGTTAAAATCTTATTATTGATAATTGATTTTACCCTACCAAAAGAACTAATTAAATATAGTCCCTCAAAATCTGCTATTTCTTTCCATTCTTCCATATCTTTTATTTTGCTGCAAATATAAGATTTATTTTTGGTATATTAAATAAAACCTTTGAATATTTTATTTGTTCACGTTGGACGCTTGTAATACAGATAAAAAGCACTAATTTTGTTGCACCGCATAACCTCAAACACGCTCTCGGCTACTGCGTACCAACCCCCGGCGTTACTTCATTGCGTCGGGGGTTATCTTTTACCCTCTCAATATAAACATTGCGGTAAATGTCGCCATAATATCCGGTTTCTTTTGTTACCCGGTTGATTGTCTGCAAATCATATTCCCCAAATACAACGTATTCATTTTGCAATAACTCGGTATCATTTAGGGCAAATTCAAATGTAATGTCAACGTATTTGTCGCCAACCCGGTTAAATGCGTGTTCGATTGGGAAAAACGCTAATACTTTGCCCTCGCAATATTGTACCCGTTCCGGGAACAATTGGCAAAGCAAATGCGCATTACGATAACATTGTTGCGGTTGGGGTTTCAGTACATCCCGGATAATCTCTAATTCGTAATCGTTGAACACGTCCGCCGCCCGGACAATCTCAACACGTTTTGCAACGGCGATTGTATCGGCGAAATATTGCCTTTGCTTTGGGTTCAATCCCAATTGCAGAAACGCCCGCATTTCCTCAATAATAACGCTTTCCATAATCAACCCTTTGTAAATCCTTTAAATGCCACATGGTAAACGTCGTATTGTTTCCCGGTAACATAGAACTCAATCATACGTTCCGGGTTCCCGGTGTCGTTTATCGCAATGGTTGGGTACGGTTCCCCCGGCAATTGGTTATAATCGCTTTCAATGTCCCGCAATCCCTCCGGGAAATCTGAACGGTCGGCGGAAAAATACCGGGTTAAACTCTCTTTTATTCGGTTCAACATTTCGTCGCCGTGCGGCTCAAAATGCACTTTTATCTTATCTTGTTTTCTTAATGCAAATCGCATGGTTTCCAAATATTTTTTTGAAACGTCCACGACCTTTGCGCACGTTTCCGGGTTAAACATTCCTATATGCGTGTATTCCGTTGGTAATCCCAATTGCTCGGATAACCATTTGTAAGCCTCGGAACGCTTCATTAATTTACGCTTATATATTTCGTCAAAATATCGGTGCGCCTCAATCTTACATCGGCGCAACTCGGCGTTTGCTAATCGACCCTTTGCCCGGTCGGTTCCCGCATGAACGCCAACATAAGCCCGGCATTTAGGGCAATAGTAAATCATTCCGTAATCAATGCCGTAAACCTCAATACTATTTTTGTACTCGGTTGGAATATGGCAATACGGGCAAATCTTACCTTTCAACATTTCCCGTTGTTCCTCTGTTAATATCATTTTCGCCCTCCTTAATCACTTTACAATACTTATAATATTGGTCGTGTCGGCTCTCAACTCGGCACATCAACCCAATATCGTTGCCGTCTAACAATAGGTTCAACACATCGCCGGGATTGTGCCGGGTATAAAGCAAAAATAACCCGCCGTTTGCATTTTGGATTATCTTATACACATCTTGACTTAATCGGTAACGTTTCGTTTTGTTCATCGCTCTAAATGGTTATGCCGGGGGATTGCGCCCCCGGCTTGGTTATTACTGCAAATACGCAATTGCGTTTAATCTCTCTTTTTCCTTTGTCGCATATTCAACGTTTCGGGCAATCCATTGTTCGGCGGGGTTTTCGGCTATCCATGTACTCCGATAATCCGGGGTAAAGTATGCGATTTGTTTTTTATACGCCTTTTCCGGGTTTGCCAATATTTCCGTTGCATAGCTCAACCGTTTGCCGTGGTCGCCTTTGCCGATTAAATCCAAACGACCGAAATAAAACGACCCGTCGGCGGTACACGCCACATATTCACGGGCGGACGTTCTTTTTGATACAATCGCCTTACTATCGGCGTCAATAACTTGGTACTCGTATTTCTTTCCCTTTACTTTCTTAACTAAAATGTACTTTGCCATATTGTTGTTATTATGCCGGGGTTTCCCCCGGCGGGTTATTAATATCCTGCTTTTGTTTGGCGTGTGTTCGCCATGAATGTTTTATTATTCCCTTTCAATACTATTTCGCCGCATGGTTCCCAATCTCCATTGCTGTAAACTTTGGTTTTCGTTCCTTTGGCGTTATGTTCTTTCATTGCCTTTTTTGCGGCTGTTAGGCTATAAAATTCCTCGCTATAACCTTTGTCGTTAAATACATGGTAAATTGTCATATCGTCTATTTTTTAATCTCGTACAAACTCAATGAATTTTCGCATAATACCCACGTTGGGAAATTAGGTTTGTTCAGATAACAAAGACTATCTAAAGCCGCCCGGCTTGTATAAAACCATACCCAAATTTTTTGCCGATAAAATACATATCATTAACCCCGGTTTCCCGGTACTTTTCGGATAACATTTGTTGACTATAAACGATTGTTGAAAATTCAACCTTTCCGTCTAACTTGCTTGCAATTTCGGCAATGTCCGCCGCTTGTGTTCTTTTCTTTTCCATGATTGAAAATTTATATTGTTCCGGGGAAAACGCCCCGTCGTTGTTTACTGATAATAGAAAGTGATTTTAACGCCTCGGCGCAATTTGCAAACCTCTTTGTCGCCGTAACAATTGAAAGCACGTTTTAACAAACGATTGACTAACTTAATGTCGCCGACAATCTTTATTAAACCGGACACGCCAACCAATACATTAACCTTTTTGCCGTTTACAATTCCGTTTACCTTGATTTTGAAATTGCGGTTAATCTCTTTTGTTGTGTAATCTAATCCGTTATAAATGCTTTGAGTATTCATATTGTTTCGCTCTCTATTTTCCGGGAAAACGCCCGGTCGTTCTTGTTTGATGATGCAAATATACAACCTTTATTTTAATTACCAAAGGTTTTATCTTTTATTTTCGTGTTTTCCTATAAAAAATTTCGTTTTTGGTTCCAAAAGAGTTATTTTCTTGAAATTTTCGATTTAAGCGACTTTTGCAAGCGGGACGGGTAAATTATCCACTTTGAAATAAAATGCCCGGAAACGGGCTAAAAATGGCTCAATAGGAAAAGGAGTTGCAACGCCTTGTTACAACTCCTTGTTATGTCTATTATATGTATTCCCAATTATAGCCCTTATGTTTTTTCATACGCCCTTTACAACATCGGATTATTAGTGTATCGTTAAACCCGTCCTTTTTGGCTAAATGTATAGATTGGTATATTTTAAGACAAATCCCGTTTTTCATCATTCTAATAGGTTTTGAATTTGGATGCAATGCACCCTTTTTACCTTGCATATTTTTAGCGTTGTTTTCGCTCAATCGTTTTTTAGTAATTGGATTGTTGTTATTTTCCATATATGTAACCCAACGCAAATTATCTGCATGGTTATTGGCTCGGTCGCCGTCGATATGGTCGATACATGGTTTGTTTTCCGGGTTCGGAATGAAAGCCGCCGCAACTAATCTATGTAATCGAAACGTTTTGCGCATCCCATTACATAAAGCAACGGTTTTATACCTATTCCCGGAACCGCATATTTTCAAAACCAATTGTTTCTTAATAGATTTTACACGCCCGTAATTACTCACTTTATACAACCCTATATATCCGGGTACATCTTTCCAAATTTCCATTATACAACCATTTAAGTAAGCAACCAAAAAAGGGAAACGGGGAAAAGTGGTTGCATCTTTTTTCATCCGGTAGCTACTCCGAACTATCCCCGTTTGCCGCAAATATAGTTATTTTTCTATTGTTATAACCTCAAACCCGGTAATTTTTGTATGTGGATTTTTTGAAACAATATCAAATTCACGGTTTTTTATCCGTTTTGTTTTCCATAGGAAATTAAGAAAACGTTTATATTGTACACTTTCCGTTATTAAAAGGCTATCCCGTGTTATAATTTTGCCCGAAAACGTATTATTTATAATACATCCGTCAAAATCAACCCATTTGTCGGAATACTCAATACACCGTAATACGGTCGTAACCGTGTCGCCGGGCAAATATACAATACTATCCCGGACGTTCGCCCGTAATTCGTTAATCGTTTCCATTTGTGCCGTCGTAACCCTTTGCAAATCCCGGTTCTTTGTCTGCAACGACTTGATTAACGCCGCATCGTCCGCCCGGTACTTTTTATATTCGGATAATTTTAACTCCAAATTCCCAACCTTTGCGGCGTTCAAACTATCCTTTGTTTGATAGGTTCGGACGTCCTGCAACAACGTTTCGGTATTGCTCCGGTATTTATCCCGTTCGGCGGTCAAACTCTTAATACGGCTTTGTTGTACCCAAAAGGCGACGGCAACCGCCATAATGATTGCCGCCAATATTAGATATTTTTTCATGTGTTTGCCGTGTATATGATTAACGAACTATTGGGCGTTTTACTCAATGTTAAAACATAATGTCCGCCCGCCATTTCAACCGTACTATTTATTTCGTCCTCGTTAATCTCCAATTGTGCAAAGGAAATTACGACGCCCGAAATATATACTTTTGGTATGTTGTGCAACGGGTCGGCGTTTACGGCGTCAATAAATGCGTCTATTTCCGCCTGTGGGTTCGTTACGTTTTTCGTATTTTCTTGGTTGTTCTCAACCGTAACCGTAAAAACGTCCTCGCAATCTGCAATAATAGCGGATAACAACGGGGCAATACTAATTCCCGCTTGGTTCCCTTGATTGGCAACCAATTGTTCCAAATACTCCTTTTTGTCTTTCTTTGTCATAATGGTACAAAATTAAATGTTACTATATTCAATTGCCGCATTAAAACACGGGCATTCTTTTATAAACTCCCACGGTTCAATTATACCGTCGCCGTTCAAATCCGGGGAATAATCCCGGTGTCCCTTAATCGTTGCGTCCGGGAACATAACAACTAATCGGGATAATAACCATATTAACGCCTCCTTTTGTTCCGGGGTGCGTGTGTCGGCGGCTTTGCCGTTGGCATCCAATCCGCCAACGTAACAAATACCAATAGAACGGGAATTTTGCCCGGAAACGTGCGCCCCAATCTCGGAAAGATAACGCCCGGTTTCAATCGTCCCGTCCGGCAATACAACAAAATGATAACCGCAAATTCGCCCGCTTTGGGGTTGCTTCTTAAATCCCCGTTCTTTGTGCCAACCGTCGATAACATCAACGTTGACTTTTGCGCCGGGCTTGGTTGCAGTACAATGTACAATCAAATCCGTAATCGTCCGGGTTGTCTTTTGCCCATCTAAATACTTTATAATCTCTGTTTGGTTCATTGTTTGCCCTCCTTTTTTTCGTTAACGTCCTCAATACAGTTTTCAACATCAGAACGCCCAAATAATTTAAAAATGTTCACTTTCTTATTCATTCCCCGGCTTTCCAAATAGTTATTATAGCAACTTGATAACTCAATGCCATATACAACTAATAAAAGCAATGCGGATAATATAGGAATACCTAAAACCGTACCGAATGTTTGCCCGAATAATCCCGCTAATGTTACCCAACAAATATAATCGACCAACTTGTTTATTGCCCGCCTCCATTTCCGGGACGTCCTGATTGGTTCCCCCCTCTTTTTGGCGGCGGCAACTCCAAACCGAATATCAACGAAAATTAAAACAATGGCTAAAATCAAAAAAGGAATAAGACTATTATAAAAGTCCAATAAAGGTGCAACAACCGCCGTGGTCGTTCCGTTGATAATGTTACGTTCTTGCATAATAAAAGGAATAAAGGGGGGCGTATTACCGCCCCCGGTTAATTAAACAATCATATCTAAAATAGGTAAAACAACCCGTGCCATAACTCGGCTACCTGTGTCGTTCCAATGCGAACCCTCATTTGTAAACGTCTTGCCCGCTTTTCCGCTCCCAACGGTTGCCGTTTTCATATCGCCGTAACAGTCATAGCAAGCACGGACAAAGTGTTTTACCGCATTGATATATACAATATCCGGGTAATTCTCTATCATGTGCATATAACAACCGCTTTGAGCATCTAACGCCGTCCACATATACCCGTCGTTGGTTACACCTAATTTGAGGTTCCCGGCGTCGTCAATGCCGCCAAAATTCCACGTAATCGACGTGTTGAATAAAACCATTTCCGGGACATCCAAACCCAATGTTTCGCAACGGGCTTTCATTGAAATACCGTTGTCGGCGACAAAAAAGTTTTCAGTAACCCGACCATAATACGCACGGGGATTGCTCGAACTCGGCACACCAGCACCGCCTGCGTTATGTATTGCGTCCTCTGTCAACAATAAATCCGGTTTGAACCCCCAAACCTCATTGTCTTGATAATGGTTCAATGCAAGCGTTGACAAACTGATTGCAGAACTATGCGACCCACGGGCGGCATTTATGTAAGTAATCATAAATTCCCGGTCGCTCCATTCAACGCCCCAATACATCAACCGCCCGGACGTGCGGGAAATCGTTATTGCTTTCGTTGTTGTACGGCTATCAATCGCCCCGGATTTGCAACGCATATACAACCGTTTTTGATACGTCGTATTTCCTTTTACTTGGTAATTGGATAATGTCGCCGGGTTGCCGTTTATTGGGTTGGTATAATTGACCGTTGGCAATGTTACAACGTCCGGTTCTCTTTGACTAAAAGTATATCCGTTTGCCTCAACCCAAATTCCGGCGTCGTTCATTACTTCCATTTTTCCGTTACCCTCTGCAATAGTAACAACGCAATTTTCTGACCCGGCGGAATCCGTGCGGTAAATGAAATTGAATTGCCATGCGTTAACGGGAACAACAAACGAAATTTGCGACCCTGCAACATCTGAATATCGGGTTAAACCGGAACGATACGCCCCGTCGTCCCATTCTGCAATATTAGACGCTGTTAACCATGTCCCAACCTCGGCGAAAAATCCGCTATCATAACGACGGTAATTTTGCCCCTCCCATACAAGGGCGTCCCAAATATGCGTCGCAAAGTTGTTTGAGTGCATAAGCGGGGGGCGTGTTGCGGCGTTTACGTTATCCGTACAATGTTCTATTGAATGGGCGGTTAGCGACGTTCCGGTATTGACAACACAAAGGTTCTTATCTTTTGCGTACCAATGTTTGCGGAAATTGGGTATTTTATCGGCTAATCCGTTATAATTTAGATTGCCAAATGTTGTGTATTTCAACAATTCGCTTGTTTCGGTTGGTTCCGGCGTTGGGTTATCCGGCAATAAATCCGGGTTTATTTGCTTTACTGGACTATACGGTTGGTATGCGGTCGCCATTTCGCCCGCCTCCAATTGAGCGTCGCCCGCTAATCCTGTTTTATCAGCATTTGTAGCCAACGAAACGACAACGTATTTAATGCCTAACCCTATCGGAACTTGAAAACATCGACCCGCACCAGATACCGGATTTACCCACGATATATTTTGTATCGCCGCCGTACCAATTGCGTTTGTTGCACCGTCGCCAAAATATCCGCCCTGCCAATTTTGAAATATCCCGGCTCCGCTTGCTGTGTACCATTCGCCCTCAACAACCGGAATTAAGCCGCTAAACGCAATTAAATTGGAGTCTGCCGCTATTATACGAACTTCCCCCATACTATACCGACGGTCGTATAATATATTTGCAGGGTTTATTTTATTGAAACTATCCACAACAACAATTTCGTCGATTTGTTCCTGTAAATCGTCTATCTTTTCATTTTGGGCTGTTATTTCGGCTGTAATATCAACTAAATAATCCGGGTTTATTTGCGGCGAATACGGCAAATAATTTGTTGCGGCGATTCCTTTCTCCAATTGGTAATCGGCGGCTAATGTGTTCGACGTTGCCGATATACACGTTAGATTAAGAACAACAAATTTGATACCTTGACCCATTGGGACGGTAAACGTTCGCCCGTCTCCGCTACTTGGATTTTCAAATGCAATACTACTGATTGCCTCCGCCGTTTGGTTATTGGCAAAATATCCGCCTGTATATTGGATACTTCCTATACTACCAACTAACGGGGAAATCGTATAACTTTGCCCCTCAACAACGGGAATATAACCCGTAATTGCATACACAATGTCAACACGGGTTGCAATAGCAGTTGAACCCGGCGAATAATATTTTGTGAAATCAATTTTTGCCGGGTCTATCATATTTTTACCCGACGTAATTATTTCATCAAAACGGGCGTTAATTGCGTCCATTTCGGCGACTATATCCGCCAATTTCGGTATTGCCGTTGCTTTGATATAATATTGCCCGTATGTAATATATGGCAATACAGTATCCGTTGCGGTAATCTGCGAATTGCTTTTTAATTCAGTCAACGACGAATTTAATTCAAAGTCAACATACAAATAACCGTCAACGGGTGCGGTAAATTTATAACCGCCTGTTACCTCCGTCCATGTTGGCGCATAACGAGAACCCGTAAAATCTGCGCCCGTTGTGATTGACCCCCTTATTGGCGATGTGCCATTATAAGGATAATACGAACCACTAACAACGTAAGTTTGTCCCGCAATAATCGGTATTCCCTTACTCGTTACAATTTGCGTAAAGCCTGTGTTGGCTATCAATGTACCCCCGTTGGCATCTAACCTATTTGTCAAATAGAAACTATCCAAATTCGGGGACAACAAATTGGTATATGTTATTGAGTTGATAAACGCCATAACAAACGTATTGTTCATAACGCCCAACGATTGCCCGACCCATTGCCCGGATTTGTTGGTAAATACCGTTAGTTGGTTATTTACTACATATCCGTTAAAATTCGGATATATTCCGTTTTTTGTTGCCATATAAAAAACGTTACCGTCCGGGGTTCCCGGAACCGTTGCCGGGGTTGCCTCCCCCTTATACGTTGCATCGGCTCCCACATTCGACACTAAATTTGTCAACACACTTTGCAAAATGGTTCCCGTTATTTCTTGGTTTCCGTTTTGCTTTATAACCGCCTGTATTGCGGCGATTAAGTCAGTCCAATTTGCCATAAATTACGTTGTTAAAAAATCGTTATTAAAATCATTATTGTAATCTCCTTTGTTCGTAATGGTGTACCCCCTGCCAATCTTTTTAACGACCGTTGCCGTTTCAAATTCAATTTCGACACTCGCCAAATCTCCCTGCGTTTGCCATTTGGGGGTAATCAAAAAAGTATCGCAATCATACGACCGTCCGTATTTGTCAGTAATAACTACGTAATCCGCCATTCTGATAAACCGCATTACATCACAAAGGTATTCGGGGGCTAAACACATCGCCCGGTATGTCTTTTCGGAAATCTGTTTTTCCGGAAAAAAATAACCGTCCCTATTTTCCCCCTCTTCCTCAAACTGATATTCCGGTTTACCTAATTCGGTACAAAGATACAAAACGTTGTGAAATTGCGGGTTTGAATATACGATTTGTCCCGCATCAAATACCAAATTTTCCACGTCGTACCACTCAATTTTAAGATAACCCGAAATATCGTGTACAATTGTGAACATTTCAGAATACCAATGTTGCACCCCGTCAGATAACAACATATAATACACCCCGTCCAACATATTTGTCGGCAATGCTAATGTTCCGGGATAAACAATAACGTCATAACCCAAAGAGGCAAACCGGACAATCTGTAATCCGGCTTGCAACATCGGTGCGGTTAAATTCGCAACCTCGGTTCCGTCTTTCGTATATAATCGAACTTGCGATATTTGATTTGCCCGTGTCGTTCTCATTATCTGAAACGGCAATAACTTGTTAGCCGGGGCAAATAAGGGGTATATTTGCCCGTATGCGTAACTTTTCCTGTGGTTCTGTTGGTTTATATTCGTGTACCACGGCAACACGCTGAAATTATTATTCTGTATCATACTTCAATGTTGTTTTAATGGAACGACTGCACAAATTTACGCTTAATTTATCAACTTGACCGTTACCGATATACGTTTTTATTAGTTGCATCGGGTTTGGGTCGTCATTTGCCGGAAAACTAAACGTTTGTTTCTTCTTTCTCTCAATACCGTATGCGTAAACCTCGGAACCGTTTATTGATACACGACGGGCGGGTAAATCATACATCCAATAAGGCATTTGCAGATTAATAAACGCCAAATATCCGTTTTGCAAAAAGTATTCAACCCCGTTGACGGTTTGACGTGTAAACGGTAATATCCATTGCGACCCGGACGTTGGCGGAACGGCGGCAAACAAGGCGAACCCGTCGGAACTTATGTTGCCGGGATTTAATAGCATCAAATCAATATCTGACGTGAAATTAGATACGTTTACGTCCTCAACCTTTCCGGGCGTTACATACTTGCTAATTACCTGTATCGGCAAACCCTCAAATGCCGCCGTAACGTCGTCCATCCACTTAAATTGGTAACGTTCCGGCAAATCAACCTTATCAAACGAATATTCCGACGTATTGAACGCCCACGGTTTCCCGTTGCGCAAATTCAATTCCTTTGTTAAATCGTGGCTTAACACAACCCCGCCGGAATAGGAACCGCCATTGCGGAAATATTGGATATGTTCAATTTTAAATTTGCCGTCCTCAATAAACCAATAACATTTGAAACAATCCCATAACATATTGGTAAATTGTTGTAAGGTCGTCGGGACTTTTTGTGCGGGTTGCTGATATTCGCCGTTTATAATGTTCGTTTTCTGCGATACAAGCAACCGGAAATTCAACCCGGATATTGGATTGTTTCCCCCGTATAAAAATTGGCTATATTCCGCCGTGGCTTCATGCGTAATTCCGGGTGCAATTTGATTGAGCAAAACAGATATACAAGACGCAACCGGGAACGCATCCCGCAAAGTATATTCTTTTCGGGCTTTTTCCTCTAATATCCAATCCATCAAATAAAATCCAAACCATAACGACGCATAACGCCACGTTGACCGGGCGATTGGATAAAACGTTTGTCCGAAAATGGAATAGGGCGGCGCAAAATACTTTCCGTTGTCCGCTAATCCCCACTCGGTCGGGGTGTCTGAAAAGTTGTTTGAAATAAACGCCACGTCGATTGCGTAACCAATCGCACGCCTATAATTACGGTTATTATCAACTATATCATCGGCGGGCAATGGATATGTATTAAGGTCGTCGATTTTCTCCACGTCGCACAAATACCGGGCATATATATTATAACTTTTCATATCGGCGTGCATTGTTCCGGTTGCCCCGGAACCCTCAACAGCGGTTAAATCAAATTCCAACGTATCAAACGGTTCCTGCGTTACCTTTTGATAACGAAACATTACCGTATCGTTGGATTGTTTCCGTATTTCAACTACAGCAATACCAAACGGCAACCCCCCGTTTATTCGTTGTTGTGAAATATAGATATAATAATTAACATTCAATTCCGGGTATAATTTCCCCTCGAATACGTCCGCACTTGCACCCGTCGCCATTCGTCCGGTATAAAGCCCGGATATTACCGCCGGGGAACCGTTGGACGTAATTTGTATTTCTTTCAATATATTGCACAAAGCAAAATGATAGGTTTGTACTAATGCGTTTTGGTCGGTCGTGGCGTTTGCGTCTTGTTCCCAATTCGTACCGCCCCAAAAACAAGAAACAACACTATCCCCCGGAACGTATATTTGAATTAATGGACGCTTGTTTATCGTTATCCGTTGGATTGTCGGGGCTAACGTTATTAAATTGTATTCCTTTTCCAATCCCGCCAACACGTCGTTATAATCGTCGATTGCGTCCGGTTGTACAACAACCTTTTTATCGTAATCCGTAAACGTACAATCGGTTTTCATAAACTTGCCTTGAAAGTATTGGGACCATGTACGCCCGCCGTCGTCGCTCTTTTCAATGCAATACAAAAATTCATTGTCGAACGATTGACGGTTTATATAGTCGTAATCATCCCGGACAAAGGTAATTTTGCCGGATAATTTGGCACGATAAAACCGTTGGTTGGTTTCTAATTCGTACTCCTTTGCCAAATCATCCTTATAAATCGGATGCACGGTTTGACCTTGTAAGACGTTCGGGGCGTCCAACGTTCCCAATCTCAACCATGCCGTCCCGTTGGCGTATTGCGCTTTGCTTACATTAAACCGGATATATGCGGCATTGCTTGGTATGTCAAATTCCGTATTTGTGGCGGTCGGGTCGCTTCCCCAACCGCCGATAATCTTTTTATTGCTATCGTAAAATGCGCCCCCGGCTTGCGGGGTGTAATTCTGAAACAATTTGCGGGGGTACACATTCCCAACCGGGACAAAAGTACGGGTATAATAGAAATTTGTATTATTCCCGTTTATGTTCCCGGTTGTGTTACTTATCGCCCCGTTCGCTAAAAACGCATTTACAAATGAATGTCTATAAATCGGGTTCATATCAATTTTTAATTTTACGTATCAAATTCTTGTAAACCTCAATAACATTGCCGTTGCCATCGACGTAACGACGGCGGCGGTTTTGTTCCTTAATCTCCCTTACATCGTCTTTTAAATCCCGCAAATCCGGTGCGTTATTTTGTTGAACCGTTACATTAATGCCGTCGGTATTGTAGGCATTAAGGTACTTTTGGGGGAATGTTCCCCGGTTCAAACTATTTATTACGTCCGGGATTAAACGACGGAAACGGCGGGAATTACGTTTATTGATAACGGCGAAAAATTCCCCGCCCTCGGCACGCCTCCGGGTTCCATCCGGTTTGGTCCCTAAATCCACGTCGTCCCCGGATTGGTGGGAACCGCCCGCCAACAATTCAACCGTACCATCGCCGTAACTTTCCGAACCCCCGGCGTTGGCTGATTTGGATAATTGGGCGGCTTTGATTTTGGCGGCGGCAAAGGAACCCCACATTATAGCAATTGCCGGGATTGCAAACGGGAACCCCAATTGCGACCAAATCAAAGCGGACGCCGTTACAAGGTTTCCAATTTGTTGTATCGTTTGTATTGCCGCCTGTGCTTTCTGTGCCTTTTGTTGCTCCTTTAGGGCTTTTTCTTGGTTCTTTTTCGCAACGTCCAATTCCTTTTGAGCCATTGCAACGTTATTGGCGTAACCGTTCGCCCGTGCCTCTAATTCCGCATCTAATCGGCGTTGGCTTGCGTCAACCTCTTTGTCGGCGGCGGAAACGGCGGCGTCGGCGGCTTGTACCTTTGCATCCAAAAAACTATTTAATTGCTCAATGGCAAAGGAAACGGACGTACTTATTGCCTCCTTTTGGTCGTCGTCCAAATTCAGCCCGAACAATCCGTATATATCGTTACCCCGTTCGTCGCCTTTGCTTTTCTCAATTTCTTGGTCGATTTTCGCAATGGTATTTTCGATTGTCTTAACCTCGGCGTCCGTCATTTTAACCCCGGCGGCTTTGTTCAACTCTAAAATCTTTTGCAACCGTGCCTTTTCTTGCGCCAACCGGAACCGGGTTTTGCGTTCCTCGGAATTGCGGATTAAATCAAACTCGGACGCCTCCAACGCTTGTGTTTGGTCGAATAGCATTAACGCCCGTTGTTGGTTTAACTCGGTCGTTTGCTTCAATACCTCGGCATCATATTTGGCGTTAATATCCGCCTCGGATTGGCGCACGTCCTCGGCTAATTGCCTATTTTGTGCCAATTCGATTGCCCGTTGTTGCTGTAACAACTGAATACGCAAATTTATTTCCTCCTGCGAACCCTCACGGGCGGCGTCTAATTGTAATTGCGTCCGGTCGGCGGCGGCTTGCATTTGGTCTATTGTAATTTGGTCGTTCAATTCGCCCAAACTCTTTGCGTATTGTTGTTGCAAAAGTAATTGTTGGTTAAGCAATTCGGCAACTTGCGTTTCAGTTAATCCCCGCTCGGTTTCTAACCGGGTGTTAATGTCCTGTATTTGCCTTTCATACTCAACCCGCAATTGTTCCCGTTGCTTTTCCGCACCCTCTGCCATTAATGCAATTTGGGCGTCCTGTGTTGCCCGTTGTGCGGATAATTCCGCCGCCCGTTGGTTATTGGCAATATCTACCATATCAACCGCCAATTGTTCCCGTAATAAAACAATTTGGTCGTTCAACGCTTTACGTGCCTTAACCGTTAAATTGGTTTCCGTCCTCAACTGCAATTGTATGTCAGCAATCGCACGGGCATTGGCGGCTTGACGTTGCGCCCGTTGTTGGTCGAATGAATTTTTAATTAAGGCAATCCGGGCGTCCTCGGCTTTGCGCAATATATCCGTTTCCGCTTTGGCGGCGTTCCGGTTTTCGTTTGCTCTTTGGGCGGCTTGTATTTTCCTTTCGGCGTCCAAATCCGCCCCCTCGGTTTTTAGATTAACGGCAATGTCAACCGCCCGCCCGGTATTATCTATTTGACCCTGTACGGCTTCAATTGCTTCATCAACCTTGACTTTATCAATTTTACCGTCTAAATCAACATCAATATAAACTTTCTTATCCCCACGGGCTTTAGCGTTATTCAACTGCAATAACATATCGTTTAATTGCTTCAACTTTGCCCGGTTTGCCTCCAAATCGTTTAATTCTTGACCGTAAAAACCAACGCTTTTATTATGCGCCTTTGTGCGCTCGGCTAATATTTCGTCCTCAATCTTTCGGGTTTCAGACAATGAAGCGTTACGGGCTTTAGCAATGTTTAATTCCCGGTTCAATTGGGCGACACGTTCGTTGCTAACCCGGTTCATTTCGGTTGCCTCGGTTTCCAAATAATCCAACCACGCCTTTTGCGCCTCGTTAAGTTTTTGTTGGTTCTTTGCCGATTTATCGGTATTAGATGCAAACAGAACTAAAGCCCCCACAACCGTAACCAATGCCAACGCCAAAAGAACATACGGATTTGCGGCGGC